GCGGACGTCGCGGCAGACCTGACCGCGCGTTGCCTCCGCCGGGGGCACGCGGTCCAGGGCTGGCATTACCGGAGCGCTCCGATTATCGTGGGCACCGGTGACAATGAACGGTGATCCAGATGGCTCAAGCCCCGAACATGCGGATCCGGCAGGTGCCGGTCGGCGACCTCAAGCCGTACGAGCGCAACGCACGGCAACATTCCCCTCGGCAGATTTCACAGCTTCAAAAGATGATCCAGCAATTCGGCTGGACGATGCCGATCTTGATCGACGCAGACCGAAACATCCTTGCTGGCCACGGCCGACTCGAAGCAGCGATCGGCCTCGGCATGCCCAAGGTGCCTTGTCTGACCGCGGCTGGCTGGACGCCGGAAATGTGCCGCGCGTACATCATTGCCGACAACAAGGTGGCGCAGAACTCGACGTGGGATCAGGAAACACTGACGGCCGAGCTAACCGTGTTGAAGGAATGGAAGATCGACCTTGGCGATCTCGGCTTCGAATCCGTCGAGCTCAAGCGTCTGTTCGGTGAATACGTGCCCAAGGATGAAAACACGGGGATCGGAACCGACCGGCTGCTGGTGATCGTCGAGGTCGAAACGGAGGAAGCGCAGGGCGCGCTATTCGACGAGCTGCAGGCGCGCGGCCTCAACGTCAAGGTGATGTCATGAAAGCGCACACCGTCACGTTGACGTCACCTGTCTCGACAAGCTACCGGTGCACACGCGCGGCCAATTCGCTCGACATAGACGCACACAAGAAAGCGACCCACCACCTTGAAGTGCAGGCCGATCTCGAATCCCCTTACAACGTCGGCCTGATTGTCGGCGCTTCCGGGTCTGGCAAGACAACGCTGGCGAAACAAGTGTGGGGCCCCGAAGTGTTCCGCGAGGTGCTTGACCTCACGCGGCCGGTGATAGAGCAATTCCCTGAGTCGATGAGCTACGACGACTGCGTGTCGTGCCTCGTTGGTGTCGGGCTCACGTCCGTGCCGTGCTGGATCCGCCCGGCCGCAACGCTCTCGAACGGGCAACGCGTCCGCGCAGAGTGCGCGTTGCGCATGGCGACGTCGGCCGATGGCGATCTAGTTGTCATTGACGAGTGGACGTCTGTCGTCGATCGCACGGTCGCCAAGGTAATGTCGCACTGCATACAGAAGCACGCGCGCAAGACCGGCAAACGGATCGTGCTGCTGTCTTGCCACTATGACGTTGCGGAGTGGGTGAACCCGGATTGGGTGATCGACTGTAACCGCGCGGAATACACCGACCGGAGGTTACTTTGTCGAAGCCACAAACGAACCGAACAGCTCGATTTCCAAATCAGGGAGATCGACCGCGAGTCGTGGCGATATTTTAGCAAGTATCACTATCTGACCGACCGACTCCCAGGCGGGCAGCTCTATCTGTTCGGCCTGTTCAACGGTGACGAGCAGATCGGCTTTCAATGTTTCGCCAATTACGTCCCGCACCGGCCGGGTACGCGCAAAAAGTTTCACAGCAACCGAACGGTGATCCACCCTGATTACGCCGGCATGGGGATGGGCATCATGGTGATCAACGAAACGTCGCGGATCATGCAGGCGCGCGGGCACGACATTTGGGCGCGGTTCAGTTCAACGCCGATCTACGTCGCAATGTCTCGGCAGAAGGAATGGAAGCTTGACCGCATCGAACGCAAGCACGGCGTCACGGTTGGCGGTAGCATGAAGCGCGAGTCAGGCTTTAGGTTGGACGTAAAAATGTACTCGTTTCGCTACGTTGGCGAGCAGACCTCGACAAAAAAGGAATAATCATGGCGCGGCGTCCCATCCCTGCGACGATTCACATTCTGCACGGCAACCCGTCACGGATTAGGCAAGACGTCCTCAAACGGGAGGCTGAAGCGGTACCGGCCGCTCAGAAGGACGAATTGCGCTGCCCGTCGTGGATCAAGGGCAAGGCACGCGCGGAATGGAACTGGCTCGTGCCGCGACTGTTGCGGTATCGACTGCTCGCCGACATCGATCGGGTCGGGCTTGAGCAATACGTGATGGCGTACGCGCGCTGGCGCGAGGCGGAGGATCACCTTGCGAACAATCCCAAGGTGATGGTTATCACGCGGCGCAAGGAGCAATTCCCGATCCGCAATCCGTGGCTGTCGATCGCGCGCGACGAGTTCAAGAAAGTGCAGATCTCTCTCATGCAGTTCGGATTGACGCCGAGCGCACGCGCAATGATCCTCGCCAAAGGGCGCGACGAATTACCACAACCCGTGTCACCGGGCGAACAAAAGCGAATAGGCAATGGCAGCGGCGATCGATCAATTCAGCATCGACCTGACCCCCTCGGAATACTCGGCTGATTGTTTCGAAGCGGCGCAGGCCTATGTCGATTCAGTTCTAAGCGGTTCCGTCAGCGTCGGCCGGCTCGAACGCCTCGCCGTCGAGCGTTTCGCGTCCGATACCACTGACGATCGCTACCGCGTTGACTTCGACGCGGTCGATCGTGTGTTCCGGTTTTTCTCCGTCCTCCGCCATTACAAGTCGCGACAATTCGCCGGCAAGCAGTTCCGCCTGTCCGGGTGGCAAGCGTTCGTGCTTCTCGCGCTGTTCGGCCTCGTGCACGCGGAGACAGCGCTGCGCGTGTTCCGGATCGCGTACATTCAGATCGCGCGCAAGAATGGCAAGTCCATGTTCGCGGCCGGCATCGCGCTCTATCTGCTGACGTACGACGATGAACCCGGCGCTGAGATCTACAGCGCCGCGACAAAGAAGGATCAGGCGAAGATCGTCTGGTCGGACGCTCGCGAAATGGTCCGGCACTCTGCGCTGTCTCACATGCTGGGCGTGCGTGACGGCGCGTCCAATATCCACTATCCCGAGATGGCGTCCAAGTTCGAGCCGGTCGGCGCAGACGCGGACACGCTCGACGGGCTGAATCCGCACGGCGTGATCGTTGACGAGCTGCACGCGCACAAAAAGGCCGATATGTGGAACGTCATGCTCACCGCACAGGGCGCGCGCCTCGTTTCGTTGCAGCTTGCGATCACGACGGCCGGCACGGACCTCAGCGGGATCTGTTACGAACAACGCGACTATGGGATCAAGGTGTTGGAGGACATTATCGACGATCCGGAGTTCTTTGCTTTCATCTGCGAGCTGGATCCGGACGACGATTGGCTAGACGAAAAGAACTGGCGCAAAGGTAACCCCAACCTGGGCGTGTCGGTGCGTGTCGATGAAATCAGAACAGCCGTGCTTCGCGCGTCCGCGTCACCATCGAACCAGAACGACTGCCGCACGAAACGACTCAACGAGTGGTGCGAACAGGCAACGCGGTGGCTGTCGATGGACGACTACAAGGCGTGCCCGAAGGGCGTTGTGAACTTCGCCGGCCGCCGGTGCTATGGCGGGCTCGACTTGTCGTCCACGCGAGACTTCACCGCGTTTGTGCTTGTGTTCCCGCCGGACGACATGGTGCCGGTGTGGTCGTTGTTGCCAACTTTCTGGATGCCGGCCGCGCGACTGCAAGACAAAGAGCTTGGGCAATTCCGCCGGCGTCTGGTCGAGTGGCACCGGGATGGGTGGCTGCGCATCACGCCCGGTAACGTGATCGATTACGACTTTGTGCGGTCAGAGATCAACACGCAGGGCGAGTTATACCAAATTCAGGAGATCGGCTACGATCCATACAACGCCACCCAAATCGTCGTCCAGCTCGGAACGGACGGCTTCGAAATGGTCAAGATGAGGCAAGGCGTGCAGACGTTGCACGCGCCCTGCAAGGAGCTGGAAACCTTGATCACGGCCCAGCAGATCAACCCGTCACCGTCACCGGTCATGCAATGGATGGCGTCAAACGTGTCCGTATTGCGTGATTCTAACGGCAACATGAAACCCAACCGGGAGAATGAGAAATTGAAGATTGACGGCATCGTGTCCACAATCATGGGCCTCGGCCGCGCCATTGCCTCGGATCCAGAGGACGGCGTGTCGAAATATGAGAAAGGCGGCTTGGTCAAATTAGGGGCATAGGCATGGGAATACTGCAGCGCGCGTGGAACGCACTCATTCAACGCGACGCCGGCAGGTTGTCTGGTCGCCGTTCCGTTGGCATATCGCGCCACGCGGGTGTGTACGTCGATCAAGACAAAGCCATGACCTTCTCAGCGGTGTGGGCCGCGTGCCGGCTTGTATCTGAAACGATCGCGATGCTGCCTTGGGGGTATCACGAGGAAGTCCCGGCCGGCGGCAACAAGCGGCTGACCACTGATCCATTGCAGCGCATTCTGCGCCGGCAAGCCAACTCTGAAATGACGGCGTTCACTTGGAAACAGGTCGCCGCTTACCACGCGCTTATGTGGGGGCAATTCGTACAGCGAGATCGAGCGTGACAATTCCGGCAACGTCATAGCGCTGTGGCCGATGCTTCCGGATCGCACAACGCCGATCCGGCAGGGCCGCGCGCTCGTTTACGAATACAACCTGGGATCGGGCGAGAAGGTCTACCTTGCTGCGGGCAACGTGCTGCATATCCGCGGCTTGTCGTTCGACGGCATCATGGGGCTCGACGTGCTGACCTACCTTGCGCGCACCGCAGCGATCGGCGTCGCCATGGATTCGTTTCAAGCCGCGTTCTTTGCCAATGGCACGCATGTATCGGGCGGACTGTTTCACCCGAAGTCGCTGAGCAAGGACGCGCAGAAGCGCTTGCGTGATGAGTTCGAGGAAGTCTATCGCGGACCCACCAACGCGTTTCGCATGGGGGTGTTTGAGGAAGGGCTTGAGTGGAAGTCGTTCCAGATCTCACCGGAAGCGGCGCAGATGATCGAAGCAAAGAAGCTCACGATCTCAGACGTCGCGCGGTTCTTCCGCGTGCCGCCACACAAGCTCGCCGATCTCGAGCGCGCCACCTTCTCGAACATCGAAGAGCAGAACCTCGATTTCAAAACGGACACGATCCAGCCCTGGATCACCCGGTTCGAGGCAGAGGCCGACATCAAGCTGGTGCCAGCAAGGTTCCCCAACCGCTATACGAAATTCAACATGGAAGCGCTTCTGCGCGGCCGGCAAAAGGATCGTTACGAGGCGTATCACATTGCCCGCCTCGATGGGTGGCTGAACGCGGACGAAATACGCGCGTGGGAAGAGCTGTCGCCGATCGGGGGCGAGGTCGGCGAAGCGTATTGGATGCCGGTCAACATGATGGAGGCAGAGCTGCAGCTTGCCGGCCCGCCGGAACCGGCCGCACCAGTTGCAGCACAAACGACGATCGAGCCAGGGGGCGAGGGTGATCCGCCTACCCCTGCGGCACGCGCAACCTTCGCCGCACAGTACACGCTCTCGCAGGCATGGTCGCGGATCTTCCGCCGCGAGGCGGCACGGATCGAAACAATCACCAAGAACGATTACACGCCGGCGGTGCAGGCGCAGAAGCTGTCAGAGTTCGCGCGGCAGCACGAGGTGTTCGCCTTCGACGAGTTGTTGCCGTCGTGTCTCGCGATGGCGTCGTCATTCTCGGAGCGCTCCGGTAATTGGGAGGCGACCGCGCGATCGGTTGCATCAAACATGGCGCGGCGCTACGTTGCGGGCGGCGGCACGGTATTGACGGACGTCAACGAACGCGCGGCGGATTGGGCGCGGCAGACGAAGAAAGCGATCTTGGAGGTGTTCAGTGCTGAAGGTTAACGCGAAGGCCGGCGAAGCAGAGATCTTGCTCTACGACAACATTGGGGAGGATCCGTGGTTCGGTGGCGGCATCAGCGCCAAAGCGTTCAACGACGCGCTGCAACAGGCCGGCAAGGTGCCGATCTCCCTGCGCATCAATTCCGGCGGCGGATCAGTGTTCGAAGGCGCCGCGATGTACAACATGCTGCGCCGGCACCCAAAGCCGGTGAACGTGTACGTGGACGGGCTTGCCGCTTCGATTGCGTCCGTGATCGCGATGGCCGGCGAAACGATCCAGATGGGCGAAACGTCGTGGATCATGATTCACGATCCGTGGACGTTCGCGCTCGGGTCGGCGTCAGACCTCAGGCAGCAGGCCGATCTGCTTGATTCGTTGGGCGACGAGCTGGTGCTGGCGTACACCCGCAAGACAGGGCTAAGCGCGGCCGAAGTGAAGGGCCTTATGAATGGCGAGACTTGGTTCAACCCGACCGATGCAGTGGCAAAGGGATTCGCTGATTCGATCTTCGAATCGCAGAAGGCCGCAGCGTGGGCGCCGTTCGATCGGTTCGGGTACAAGCACGTTCCTGAACCTGTCGCGACACGCAAGGTGGCGACGAACATCGCGGCCGGGATCGCGTCAATGACTCAGGCGTTGCAACGTCGAGGCATCAACACCGCTTGACACGTTGGCACCGCGTGCGCTGAAATCGCTGCACGCGGGCCAGCCCGCCCTAAACTTGACCAGTCAAGCTCGTGCCCATTCAGGGTGTCGGGCTTTTTTTGTAAATGGAGCGGAGAAAATGAACCCGAAACTTTTGATCAGCGCTGTCTGTGTCTGGCCCGCAGAAGCGTTTAAGGACACTGCCAAGGCAAGCGCCGCCGTCACGTTCTCGCCAATGATGGACGCGCGTGGTGTTGACGCATTGCGTGGGCGCCTTGTCGAAATCCATCAGGCGTCGTGCATGCTGCAGGCGACTGCCGACGCGGACGGCGGCCGTGATTTTACGCCTGACGAGCTGGACGCTTACAACGGGTATCAGGCCGAGTTCAGCAAGACGGAAAAAGAACTCGAACGACGCGAGCGACTCGATGCCCAGGCCCAGACGTTGGCCCGCTCACAGGGCGCGCGCACCGCCGGCGGGATTCAGCCGCAAAATAACCTGCGCACCGGCGAAGATGATCGCGGTTCGTATGTGGACGGCACGTCCGTTCATGCGTCGATGACTGCCAAAGGTAAAGGCGGGTTCAGTCATTTCGGGCAATTCGCTGCGTCCGTCCGCTCGGCATGTTTGCCGGGTCGCGGTGGCGCAATCGATCCGCGCCTCACCGTGCAGAACGCGGCCGCTTCCCCGATCGGTTCCGAATCCATTGGCGAGGACGGCGGCTTCCTAGTCCCGCCTGATTTCCGCACGGAGATCATGCAAAAGGTGCAGGATGAGGATCAGTTGCTGTCGCGCACGGATATGCTCACCGCGACGTCGAACGCGATCGTGGTGCCGGTTGACGAAACGACACCGTGGGAAACCTCGGCCGGCGTGCAAGCGTATTGGGAGGCAGAAATGCAGGCCCTTGCCGGCAGCAAGCCGAAGTTCCAAAACGCGTCTTATCGGCTGAACAAGCTCACCGCATTGGTCAACGTGACCAACGAGCTGTTGGAAGATGCCGGCGCGCTCGATGGGTATCTGCGCCGCAAGGCACCGCAGAAGATCAACTTCAAGATCAACCGGGCGATCGTCGCCGGCACCGGCGTGGGGCAGCCGCAGGGCATTATCGGATCGCCGGCGGCAGTCGGGGTGGCGGCGGAAGGCGGACAGACGGCAGACACGATCGTTTTCGCCAATATCACCAAAATGTGGTCGCGTTTGTATTCGCCTTGCTGGTCGCGTTCGGTGTGGCTCGCGAATCAGGACACTCTGCCGCAGTTGTTGGGCATGGGCTTTCCAACGTCAGCGACTGCGGTGCCGGTATTCATTCCGCCGGGCGGTCTGGCTGATTCGCCTTACGGGCGCCTTATGGGTCGGCCGATCATCTTTACCGAGGCGTGCGAAACGATCGGCGATAAGGGCGACATCATCCTTGCAGACCTGTCGCAATACATGACGGCGCTCAAGGCCGGCGGTATCCGTCTGGACACCTCCATGCACTTGTATTTCGACTACGACGAAATGGCCTTTCGTTTCATCATTCGCGTTGCTGGTGCCCCGTGGTGGTCTGCACCGATCACGCCGCGCGCGTCGTCCACCTCTTTGTCGTGTTTCGTGACCCTCGCGGCACGTTAATCGGCACGGTCTGAATCGAGCAATAGGAGCTTAAATTATGTTTGCCGGAGCAATGCCGAGTGAATACATCAAGTTGCAGGCACGCGCTGTGCCGTCAACTTTCGTTAACGTCGAAAAACTGACGGACGCGATCGCCGTCGCAGACTATCACGCGTTCCTGTTCGTGTTAGCGATCGGGGACGTCGCGGCGGAAACCGTGGACTTCCGGATCGAGGTAGCCGATGACTCCGGCTTTACCACGAACAAGATCACGCTCAAGGCCGCGACGCAGCTCGCCGCGAACGCGTCGAACAACGACAGCAAGGAATTGATCATTGAGTGTCGCAACGAGGACTTGCAGCGCGTGTCTGCCACTGCGTTGTTCGTTCGCGGACGCGCAATCACCGGTGGCGCGACCGGTGGGCCGATGGCGATCATCGGGTTCGGCGTGTACCCGCGATACGGCAAAGGCAGCAACCGCGCGTCTGTGCTTGAAGTGGCGCGCCCGTAAAGGCTCGCCAGCGTACTTTGTAGCGATCACGGCCCGGTTCGTCCGGGCCGTTTTATTTCAAACGGCCTTCCGATCGCGCTATTATTCGTAACAACAACGTTCAAGCGAGCGGAGGAATCAGAAGTGATCAAGGTTAAGTTTATCGAAAACGTGGTGCTCTACGAAGCCGACGGAACGCCACGCTATGGGTTCCAGGAAGGCGAGATCAAAGAACTGGCGGACGACGTCGCGCACCGATGGCTGCGCCGGAACAAGTGCGAAGTCTATGACGGCGCGGCAGAAGAAGGCGCGCTGGTCGCGCAGACTGAGCCGGCAACGCTCGACGACGTGATGGGCGCCATTGAACTCGTGGACCGTGACGACGCGTCGCTGTGGACCCACACCGGCATGCCGCAAGTCAAAGCGCTGGAGACTGTACTTGGCAACCGCAAGGTGACCAAGGAGCTGCGCGATCTCGCGTGGGTCAAACTGCAGAGCAAGTAAATGTTGAACCCGGTTATCACCGCACCCGGCGCCGCGGCTTACGACCTCGACGCGGTCAAGACGCACTTGCGGATCGTTGGGTCGGGGGACGATGCCTCGCTCAACGTCATTGCGCAGGCAGCGTCGGAAACATTGCGGGCATACCTCGGGTGCGCTTTTACAACGACGACGTTCCTGTGGCACCAGGATTCGTTCAGCCAAGGCCGATTGGCGACCGATGACTTCTGGTTTACAGATCGACCGCAAGGCGATCGCCGCCCGGTGTACATGACGCTGCCGATGGGGCCGCTCGCGTCCGTGTCGTCCGTGAAATACAAGGATCAGAACGGGGCCCTGCAAACGGTGAGCCCTTCCGTGTACCAGATAGACACGGTGCATGGCCGGATCGCTCCGATATTCGGTGAGCCGTGGCCGACAATCGGCGCCGGGTATTTCTCAGCGGTACAGATCGAATTCGTCGCCGGGTTCGGCGCGACGTTCACCTCGATGCCGGCGCGATTAACGCTTGGTTTGTATATGCTGATCGGGCATTGGTTCGAGAATCGAGAAGCGGTGCAGACGTTTACGTTGCGTGACGTGCCGTTGGGTGTGTTCAATCTGATAGACGAGTTCAAACGGTAGGAGTTTGGGGCAATGGGCACCACGTTTTTTGTAAGCAACGAAGCGTCGAACGGCTTTGTGGTCGGCAGCGATTCTAACAGCGGCTTGAATAACTTCACTCCGTTTTTGTCGATTGCGGCAGCGGTGTCAGCGGCAGCGAATGGCGATCGCGTTGTTGTGAACGGGGCTCTTTACGCGTTGGGCGGGACGTTGCTCGACATCAACAAGAACATCGAGATCGTGCCTTTCACTCCGCTCGGGACAATCATCACAGGCAACCACGCGACTGCGGTCCTTTCTCTAAGCGCTCAGAACAATTCCAACTCCCTTCTGTTCGGCCCCTTTCGCGTAGAGCCAGTCGGCGGGGTCGCGAGCGCGTCGTCACGCGGCGTGTCGATTTCGCTTTATTCGGGTTTCGACGCCACTGTGATTATTGACGGCGCGCGAGTGTTAAGCGCTGCCAACAGCGCAGTTAACGATCTGTCCGTTCGCGGCACGACCATCATGCGGAACATGATCCTCGCTGGCCAGATTGGCGCGCAAGCAATGTTGCAAGCGATAAACGTCGGAACGACCGCGCCTAAAATAATCAAGGTCACGGGTTGCAAGAGCGATGGGCAGCTCAGCGCGACGGCGTCGAACACGCCGCCGATCAACATTTCGCGAACCGTGCCGGGTTCGTTTGAAGTAAAGGTGTTTGTCGAAAACAACACTATCGACGTGGATTACCCGACGTCTTTGGGCACGAGCTGCACGGGGCGAGGGATCGGAGTCGCGAATTGCAAAGGCGCGATCATCCGGAATAACGACGTCAAAGTGACAACGTTGGGCGCTACCGCGTCTGACGCAAGCGGGATCAGTGTCACGGCCTCGTCAACCGTATCGATCGCCGACGAATGCGTGGTAGAGGACAACAAGGTCGTAATGAACGGGCCGGCGTGCCGCACAATCCAGATTGGCGATGGTACCGTCAACGATCCAGGCGTTTGGGTGACCGCGACCGCATACACGGTGGGGACGTTTCGTCGGCCGATTACAGCGAATGGTTTGCGGTATGAAGTGACCGCGATTGCTGGCACGGGCACTACGGGCGGCGCGGAACCAACGTGGCCGATCATGCCGGGCGCAACCGTGATCGACAACGCTGGTGCAAACCAGATCACGTGGACGTGCCGCGCTTATCAGACAGCGGCCAATTGCGTTGTTCGTCGCAACAAAAGTTATGTGTTGTATTACAACGGCAGCGCGACCGGTCACGGAATTTCGTTTTCTAACGTGCAAGGCGGGCAATGTTATTCCAACTATGTGGAAGGCGGCGCAGTGGGGATCATCTGCTCGCTTGGCGGGTCGCAAGTGGTACGCGGCAACGTCGTGCGCGGCGCGTACTACGCCCCGCTGTTTGCCAAGGGAGCCGGGATCAATGGCGTGCCGACATTGTTTTCTAACAATACAGTGATCTGTGACGACTCGATCTATGGCGCGCGGTTCGGCAATTACGCTGCGATCGGATGCGCAGTCCAGGGCTCTACAAACACGGTCGGCGCTGTGTTCGAAAACAATCTAATCAAGGTCGTAAACGGGGCAGGCTGGAAAAACGTCGTCGTGGATGCGTCGCAAGTCGCGACGTTTTCAAATAACAATTATCACGCGGACCCGGTGCTACAAACAGCGTGGAGTTATCAAGGCACAACGTATGCAACGCTGGCATTATGGCAAGCGGCGCGAGAGACGGTCGCGTATGCGCTTGATCCAGGCGCCAAATTCGTCACGGACTATCTGGTGACAAACCCGGACCTTGCAGAGAAAGGTAAGCCGCAGCCTGGCGCGGCGACTGTGCCGGGATATGAAGGGGTGCACTTTCTAAGTCCGCCGACAATCGGCGCTGTAGAATTCGCACGCGGGCGTCGCATCCCTGTGATGCGCGCGGCTTAGTCAGGAGCAGAAAAAATGCAATACACCGGTTGGTGGGATACGGGATTCGCGCTGTACCTGAATGGGGCGGCTGCGTCATACGGAGCGTACAAAGAGGCCGGCGAACGGCAGGTGGGTTCATGGGCCGGCGCGGATCACGTCGCGGTGGCCGGGGAATGGAAAGCAGCAACGCTGGTTGTCGGCGGTATCGGTGACGTTATCGCATGGCCGGGACCGGCTATCGTGCGCGCGGTTCGTGTTCGAAAAACAACGAACGCGGGGGTGGCTACTGCCAACACGGCAGGAATAATCCTAATCAAGAATGGCGCCGCGGTCTTGGAAGGCGCCGCAGCGGCAGCGACGCCGGGAACGATCTTGTACGATGGTCTGGACGGCGTTTTGTTCCCCAACAACTTAACGCTCAATTTTGCGAGCGCTTCTGACACGTTGAAAATTGAGTGCTTGTTCCGGCCGCTCGATCCGTTGGTTACTTGGGCAACTTAAAATGCGAGCCGGGGCGTTGCGTCACCAGATAGCGATCTACTATCCGGTAGAGATGCAGAACGAAATCGGGGAACCTGAAACAACGTGGCAGCCTTTGGTGGCGCCGTGGTGCGAGTTCCGCGAAGTCACGGGGCGCTCGCAGTTTGGCGCGGATCAGATTCAAGAGCCGTCGATCGTTGTTGCGCGCACGCGGTGGCACGAAAACATCACGCCGAAAATGAGGGTTATTGCTCAAGACCCAGAGCGCTGGTACGTGATCCGATCAGTCTCGCAGGTGCGCGGCATGAGAAAGGAAATGGATCTCGAGCTTGAACAAATTCTCGACGCCGTCTAATTCCGTTCGTGGGCTCCCAGAGCTAAAGGCCGCGTTGCAAGGGCTGCCCGACAAAATCCTGAACCGCGCAGTGGGGCGCGGCGTCAATCGGGGCGCGGCGGTGGTGGTCAAGTCCGCAAAGAGTAAAGCACCGATCGGCTCGTACACGAACGGCCGCGTGGGCGGCGTGCTGCGACGGAACATCACGAAAAAGAAACTGCGCAACCGCGCGAACCGGATCACCTACATCGTGGGCGTCGAGGCAGGGAAGATAACGACATCGACGCAAGACGCGAAGAAGGTTGTGGTGCGTACGCGAGGCCGGATCAAGCTCAGGTCAAAGACGCGCCGGGAGAAAGTCGGCGAGGATCCTTTCTACTACCGGTGGGTCGAGGAAGGATTCCGAGCGGTCGGCCGGCGCAAAGGCGGATCGGGCCAGTTCATAGACGGGCAGCACTTTCTGCACGATGCTCTCGCGAACAACGAGGATGCAGTTGTGCGCGAGTTCAAGAAGGGGATCGAAATCGTGATCGACAAAATCAACGCGGGACAGTCATGAGGGCGGAGCAAACGCTTTACGCGGCGCTGACGGCAGACGCGGGGATCCAGGCGCTCATAGGCGAGAAAATCTTCCCAGACGTGCGGCCGGCGGAGACGGGCAAGGTCCCGTGCATCGTTTACACGCGCACGGACACGGAGATCGTGAGGGGCATAAACGGCGCGGTGCTGGTCAAGCGGGCATTGTTGCAGGTTGCCTGTCTCGCTACACTCCGCTTGGCCGCTGAAGAATTAGCGGACTTGGTTGCGACGTTGATCGTGGCAAGCAATTTTGAATATCTGAATCGGTCGGCTGCATACGAGCCGGAGTCTGAGATCTACGTGGCAGCACTCGACGTGCAAATAGTGGAGTAGGAGTTAAGGCAATGGCAGCAATTTTCTGGACGAACGTCGCGGTATCCATTCAATCAGCGCTTGCGGCGGTTAAGACCATCACCGCGGTTACGAAGGCGAATCCTGGCGTGGCGACTTCCACCTCGCACGGTTACGCCAACGGCGCGTATGCGAAGCTGACTGCGCAGGGTATGTACCAACTGAACGAGCGCATCGCACGCGTGGCAAACCAAGCCGCGAACACGTGGGAGCTTGAAGGCGTCGACACCACGTTGTTCGGCACGTTCAGCTCAGGCTCGTCTGAGCTGATCACGTTCGGCACAACGCTGTCGAGCGCCACGGACGTGACCGCATCCGGCGGCGATCCGGAGTTCGCGGACATTACCACGATCTCTGACAACATCCGAAAGCAGGTGCCGATCATCACGTCGCCGTTCTCGCTGTCGTTCGAGTGTATCTTCGATCCTTCAGACGCGGCGCTGGTAGCGCTGAAGGCAGCAGCCGACAACATCGCGCAGCGCGCGGTGCAGATCGCGTGGTCGTCCGGCGCTCGCATCCTGTTCAACGGCTATGTAAGCGCGCCGCTGATCCCGACCGGTTCGGCTGGCGAGGTGGTCAAGACGAACGTCACCATCACGTCGTCAAGCCGCCCGACCATTTACGCGACCTAAACGGGCGCACAACTCAGCGATAGGTGATCTCTATGTCGTTCAACAAACCAAAACGCCCGACGCACCCCATCACGATCCCTGGGATTGGAGACGTGATGGCGCGCGGGCTGTTGTTCACCGAGCGCGAAACGGTCGTGCTTGAGTTCGGCGGCGCAGGAAATCGCATGAGTTTTGTGCTGCAAATTCTGCACCGCACGATCGTTGACCCGGAAACCAGCGAGCCGATCATGACGATCGAAGAGTGGAACGAAGCCGCAGCCGCTGACGTTGACGCAGCGATGGACGCGTTCAGGGAAGGGTTGAAGCTGTCCGGTCTGTCCACAGACGACGCGCCGGGTGACGACCTCCCAAAAGACTGACGGCAGATCCTGAGCGGCGGTTTCAACTGCTGCTTGCGCGCACGTTCGGCATGCCGTGGGCGCAGTTGGTCAACGTGATGCCGGCCCAGGAATACGAAGAACATCTGGCCGAGTATCGGTTGTCACCATGGGACGAGCTGCGCGACGACTTGCGCGCCGGGTTGATCTGCTCGCTTCTCGCTAACATTCACCGCACAAAGGACCGACCGCCTTTTAAGGCAGCGGACTTCATGCCATATTTGTCGAAGGTGGCGCCGGCGTCGAACGAATACGACGCGATCAAACAGTTCTTTGGAGGCACGTAAATGGCCGGCAAGCTTGGCAATCTGCTGATCACGATAGCCGGCGACGTCGAACAGCTGCGCGCCGACATGAACAAAGGCGTGGCGTTGGTCGACAACGCGGCGGCGAAGATGGGCAAGGCAGCGGCAACCGCTAAGGCCGCGCTCGCCGGCATAGGTATCGGGTTGTCAGTCGCCGGTCTGGTTAACTTCGCCAAGAAGGGGATCGACGCGGCCGACGCGATGAACAACCTCGCCACGCGGGCAGGCGTCACCACTGAGGAATTCAGCAAGCTCGCGTACGCCGCACGGCAAGCCGACATTGGCAACAGCGAGTTGGTGCAAGGCCTCGCCATCTTCTCAACCAA